CTACCATGGCGGAATGGAAAAGTATCATTTGGGATTGGTCGTGGAGTCCGGCTGCTGGGTGGTAGGTGGGGATAATGACAGTATCCAGACCGAGAAAATTGATGGATCGGGGAATGCCGTGGACCATTTCCATATTTACATCACCCAAAAAATAGCGGGTAGCGATGCGACCCATGGTAATGATCCATTTGGGTTGGAGTTGTAGAATTAGGGGGATGAGGTAGGAATCAGTACAGGCTGTGATTTCCGGGGTCAGCGGGTCTCGATTCCCCTCAGGCCTACACTTAACGATATTGTCGAGCCATACCCCTTTACTGGTGATGCCGTTGATGTCCAGGTGGTGCCGGGCCTCTTGCCCCCCATTCCCGACAAGGGGGGAACCGCACTTGTCCTCCTCTACCCCAGGAGCCTCAGCAATTACCAGCACTTGGGGAATGTCCCCAGGCCGAAGGGTGTAGGGCTCTCCCCAGACTATGCGGGACCGGGAGTGTACAAGGTCTGGGCACAGGGTACACTTTGGGGAAGAAGAGCGGCTGCAAGATGGGAAAGGTCGGCGGCTCATCGGCTTCCCTCGTAGGGATCCACTACTACCCGTAACCCCAATTTCATCGCCAACTCGTTCTCGGCTACTGCCCCCTTCGATTCCTCCCACCCCCTTATTCGAAGGATAGCGTCACACTTGGACACTAGGTGTAAGTACCCCTTGAGGATCACAGAATCATCCACCAGGCCGTCAGTGAATGCGGAGTTAGTATGGGGGCAGATGGGTACAAATCCGTAAACCCAAGCCCACTCCATGCGGCGACGGGCCTCTTGGATGTTGCGGTGGATTCCGATGATGGTGCTGGCTCTGTACGGACCGGCGATATATAACACTTCCGGGGCTATGTGGGAAAAATCAGGGAAGACGTACTCTTTGGATTCCATATCACCTCTCCATTATTTGGTTTAATCGTAACAACAACTTTTCCCCTTTGCGGAGTAATCTCTTCCTTCGTATTTTCCCCGCTTTCAGGTACTCCTTTTCCAATTTACTTATCTTCTTTTTTATTAACTGTGCTTCCAACATACCTCCCCCTTATGCCGCTCCCCAAAGGTTGACATCCACAATCCCAATACATGTCTAGCGTCTATGCTATCCAATCCGAACTCCCCCATCAAATTAGGGATGGCACCAAACATATTAACGCTGCCTTCTTCCCGCAGATCATCTAAGAAAATAAAGTAGTCCTCCGAGTAACTTCCCATTACACCCCCCATATCTGTTTTGCCATTGATGCGGCCAATTTTGGTCCAATTCCGTCTACTATCTCCCAATCCTCTGCCTCAAACACATCTGTCATTGTGGGGAACGCAGCCCCCAACTTTCGGGCCTTGTCCCATCCTATACCGTCGATCTGGGAAAAGAATCGGGTGGTAAGGCCCGGTTTTGACAATTGAGCGTGTACTACTGGCTTTTGGAACTGCAGGTGAGATTTGTGCTTCCCCCACTGCTTTCCCCACCACCCGTGGGTTGCGTCTAGCCACTTACCGGTTTCCCATTGGTTTGAGGTGCACACTGTTACTACTCCACACATTACGGCTATAGTGTTGATAAAGTTGTATATGTCACGGGCCATGAAGCGGCGGGACCCTTGAGCTGCAGCGGCCCACTTTCCGGCCCTATTTATACGCTGTAAGATGCCGGAATGTCGGTCCGGTCTCCAGATCCCCTCTACCACAAGGTATACCCAATCGTATTGGTGAGTAAGGCCGACCAGTTGATGCCCGCTGAGTCTGCCGGTGGTCATCGACTGCAGGAAGTCGGGCAAACTCTTGCGCTCCACCCCAACATCCACTGGACCTTCTGGGCCATTGCCGGAAAAGGCAAAATCGGCGAAATCCAGATGGCATATAAGGCTGGGGGAAGAAAGAAGGGGAGCTAACTCTACAGATCCAGTTCGAGAATCCACCATTATCATTCCTCGCCCCCTTCCTTCTTCCCATTCTCTTCCTCCCGTAGACTTGCCACTATTGCTTGAATCTTACGGCCATACTCCCCTGGAACATACACTGCAGTCCCGGTCCCTTCTGCTGCTCCCTTGCTGGACCTCTCGGGTTGGATCATTATACCCCCCGGACCTAGACCCAAAATTACATCTACCTCCAATAGGTCAAATAGAGGTTGTAGGCTCTTCATTACTGACTTGTCTAATTTTATGTGTACCGTGTTCATTGGTGCCCCCTTTCCCCTTGTAAGGTATTACCCCCAATTTACATCTGGCATTACCGATCCAGCCAGAAAGTTGAAACTGCAGAGAGGCCCGGCCAACTCTTCCCCTGCCAAATCCGGATTTTGTCTGCAGTCGTCTATGTATATTGCAAATTCCCCACCGTCTTCTGGGGAGTACCGGTACACTCGAGTATTCACCTGAACCAGAAACCCCGTGTCGGAGAACCCGGCCCTGTCGTATTCCCCGGTCCTTTTGTCATTTATGTATCGGGACTTCATCTTGTGGAGTAGAATTAGATTCTTATCGTAAGCGTAAGCGTCCCGAATCAATGCCCTGTACTCGGCGTTTACTGGACCGTATTGGTACGGCATCACCTGAGTGAGACGACCAAAGCGGGCCATCCGCAGAATCTCCCAAATCTCGGTGGCGGTATCAAACATGATAGTTCGGACCTCATTCCCCCTAAGCATTTGGCGATAAGCGTCCCGGAACCGGCTGAACTCGGCGGGGGCCTGCTCGGCGGAATCCTCATCTATCCTGTCGATTTTCATGATGTACACATCTTTTTCCTCCGTAAACTTCGAGACCACACCTTCCTCCCCAATATCGGTACTAAAAACAGCAATGGGGCCGGGGGCCGTAAGGGCAAAATGTGTCTTCCCCTGTTTTTCTAATCCGGATATTGACAGTATCAACCTAGGTTTAATTTCTATATCTGCCGCAGAAGTAAACCCATACTTGTTCATCTTAGCCTTTGCTATTTTGTTCATCCTTACCCCCCCCTACATACTTTATTTTTGGTGTTTTGCCATGCTTCTCCATATAGGCCCCATTCAACCATGCTACATTGCAGATTGTCTTAATATTCTTTTTGACTCTTCTACTCCCCTTTCCTACAACATCTCCACCTGCAATTAATCTACTACCCTCCCTTTCCCACCACACATTAAACTCTTTCGTATGCATATCCAAGTTGTCACTCATAACCCATTCTCTCCTTTTCTTTTAATATCATATCCCAATTCTGCTCCAGCTCGTGACTGGTAAACACGATGCGGGCAACACGGTAGATAGGACCCGATCCCTTATAGTCCCCCATTACATGGAATATGCGCATTACTGCAACGTTGGTTTCAATGGCCCGGCAGTATGCCTTCACCTGTGCCATATAGTAGAAATTGTCAGCAGGAGAGTGGCGGCTGCTCTTCCAGGCACACTTGTATTCCTCCAGAACTATTGGCACAATATCGGCAGGGTCAGGCCCTATGGCAAGGCAGGAGGAAAAGTCAATGCCGTCTGGGGACATCCAGATCCCGTCGGCGCATATTTGAGGGGGCCGCATTGCGTACTTCTCCCGCATCACCTTGCTGAGAACCCGCTCCCAGAGGAGCCCAATCTCGGCGGTCAACTGCATGTCGGAGAATCCCTTACCCTTGTACCCCATACCGGATCGATCCATAAGGGACTTGATGATTTCCCCTAGGTGTAGTCCCTCAGCCCTGTCCTCATCGTCTTCAAATAGGGTTTTGGGCCATTTACTGTCTACAATTTCAATATCCATTACTACTCTCTCCTTATAGGATTAGGTGGATTGTTCCACCTTCCTTAACTTTAAACTTGTCTCTCTTACCCTCCACCCACTCAAAAACTGTATCCATTGGTAACGTCCTTGCTTTTCTCCCAGAATTCCCCTTGTCATAAATGTCTGCCAATTCATCCCACGACAATGCTTCCCCTAGTTTTTCTGACCCCATTTTATTAGCCTCCTTATGTAAATTTCCTTTACTGCTTCCCCCGGCTCTATATACCCTATACAGTGGGCTTCCCGGTTAAACACCACCTCTCTCACAGCTAGAACGAGACGACGGTTGCGGCACTCCAGTTTGTAGTTGGCAATCCCTAACGTTACAATAACAAGAATGAGAATAACCACTAAAACCTTCATGCCGCAACCCCTATCCTACAGCTTACAGTTTACATCCTACTAGCCGCCGATCAGCATTCCATCTTCAAAATCCCACGGACCCTCTTCCAGGAACGTATCATCAAATACAATCTTGATAATGGCGTTGCGATCTGGATCGGCCTTCATGGTCTGGAATATCTTAGCGGGGAGGTCCTTCTTTGACACAGTACCCTCCGACTCCAACAGGTCCAACACCGCTGCCATAGCCTTATCAGTTACTTCATCTGACTCCTCCGCTGCTGGGGGGGTCTCTTTTGCGGGTTTGGCCTTACTTGTGGCGGCCTTCCCCTTCCCTTTCCCCTTCCCCTTTCCCTTGACAGCTCCAGCCGGTTTTTTCTTTTCCCCCGGCATTGCGATGATATCCCCAATTATGAGAATAGTATCCTCAAATTTCTTCTCTGTTTCCTTCTTAATACCAGGACGTTTGGGGGCCGGAACCCTAATGACGTGGGCCTGTAGACCGTCCAACACTGTAATGTCGTCCCCCAAATCCTCAGCGGGGAACCCAGCATCAATAAGTGATTTGAGAAAAATACCGCCGTTGCTGGACATGCGGATGTTAGTGGCCTTTCCTACCGCCAAGAGCTGGGATCCGTCTTCACTGGGGATCCAATCCGCATTACTACCCATGGAGTAGTATTGGGTGGCCTCTTCCCCCTCCCCCAATTCCATTACAATCTTGAGGGCCGGAACCCCAGGAACCATCTTTCCATTGTAATCGAACATGTCGAATACACATTCCTTCATTACAACATCAACATCGTCTATAAGTCCCCCGCCTTCTACAAATTCTTCTGGGTTTAAACTTACTGCGTTACTCATAATGTGTCTCCTCTAAGGTTTATGTTTTTGTTGTTGCTGCTCCCGCCCCACTACCTCCTTTCCAGCTTGGGTACTGTTCTTTGTGTTTTATACGCTCCCTTGAACCAGTTAACCAGCAAGTGCTGATTTCCCCGGAAATACCATTCAATATTGTCATCTAGTATAAACGTTTCACACCAATCGGTAATGGACCGGGTTCCTCTACCCGTTGCCTGTACCAACTGTTGGGCCACTATATAGTTTATATAGTCCTTGTCTTCTTTTGCTCGGGCCTTCATTATTGCCCCCCGAGTGTCTGGGTAGGGCAACTTTACAATTATCTGCCATCTACACTCGTCATCTGGGAAGTCCCACCCGGTAGCCATAGAGCGGGAAACGAGAATGCAGGGGGCCGATGACGTTTTGAAGGTACGCACTACCGACTCAGTATCCTGTCTGCTGTGGGTTATCATATGTTCTTTGAATTTGGACCCATCAAGAACCAAGTCCCGACGGGCATAAGATATGGTATGGATAATGCCCTTGGTCCCTATTCTGGTCTTTAATATTTGGTCTAACCTGTTAAGCCACACCCGCTCTTCATACGGCCCATTCCGGTAGTTCATTCTGACAGTGGGGATATGGGTTAAGGGCCGATTCTCCACAGGGAAGCTGTGAGGGTACTCCTCGTGTTTCGCTCGGACTCCCAACAGTTTCGCCGTCTTGGGGACTGCAGTTGCGCTAGTAAATAACACTTTGGGGATCCCATTGAACAGTATAGTCTCAGCATAGGGAGCTGGCCACGTTGGGCTCAACTCCACACTGTACGGATTGTCTTCCCATACCCAATTGCTATTTATCCTCTCCACCAACTTTTTTAATTTGTCTACTAACCTTTTAAGGGCCAAATATCGCTTTTCTTTCCTGGATTCCTTGGCGGCTTCCATTTCCCCCTCAGCTTCCAGCAGGTGGGACTCGGCCCAATTTCTCCAGGACACATAATCGTTGGGTACTGAATTCAGGTCCAACATCCGGGACTCCACTTGATTCTTTTTACTAAATGAAACCCCAATGTGCCCCACTAAGTGGTCGGGGGAAGAGTGGGCCTCATCCAGTACCATCAGGGTGAAATCCCCTATACCCTCTCCATATTCATTCTGGTACATCCAGTAGGAGTAATTGGTTATAACAACCTTGGCCCTTCTTGCTTCTTTCAGCTTGTCGAAATAAAAGCACCCCCCCTCATCCTTCATGGAGCAGTGCACCCCAAAGACACAGATACCCATGTCGCAGTTAACACGGGAATTTAGGCGGCAAGGGTAATTCCCCCTTCCCCTTATGTCCACTACACCATCTATTCCCCCAAAGTCATTTATAAGCTGAGTCTGCAGACCCTTGGTTGAGGTGAGTATAATGGTTCGCCCCGGATTGAGAAGGGCCGCTGTCATGTAGGTGACGGACTTACCAAACCCAGTGGGGCACACCTGCAATAGGAAGCGTGGTTCTGGGTCTAGTATGGATTCACAAGCGTCAGATTGGTCCGATCTCCACTCCCGAAATTTATCGGGGAGACCGAAAGTGCTAGGTGGTGGTAACATCGATGGTGGTCCTCCAGTTTGTGGTTTATTCCCTCCAGTTTACTTTTCTACACCCCCCAAGTTACACTTCCTTGCCCCACTCAACATACGCCCATACTTATCCTCCAACTTGTTCTGGTACTTACTCTTCCAGAACCCGTCCGGCATACTGTTGATATGGGAGCGAATCATTAGCACTAAGCGTATGGCCTCCTCCTGTGCGCCATCTGATAAGTGCTGGGATATTCTGCCTGATAACTTGTCAAAAACCAGTATAAACTCATTGTTCATTTCTTCATCCCGCATGATCTCCAGGATCGACTCTACCTGCCCCATTACAGTTGGGGTTGGGGTTACGGAATTAAGCCAATTCATGTGCCGGTGTAGTGCGTGACGCAACAGATCCCCCTTGGTTCTGTACGGGAACTTTTTTGCCTGTACTACCTGCTCCACCTGTCGGGCCATCACCGGTACACACCGGAACCATTGACGAGCACTGTGCCCTTTGGTGTCGCTAGCTGGGATTCGGTACTCTACTGTATCCATTTCACCTTCTATTAGTTGAAGCATAAGTTCCCTTCTTAATGTTGTGGTACAAATCGTCTATACTTTCCCCCATTATTTCTGCCAGCTTCTCCATACACGCCAAGGATGCGTTGGATTCCCCCTTTAGCACCCTACTGATGTGCGACTTAGTGTACCCGGCAGAGGAGGCTAGGCGGCTGATATTTACAACCCCCCTCTTCACTTCCTTTTTCTCTCCAATTATCAATTTGAATGCCATTCGAATCCCCCCTTCTCGGATCATCCCCCGATTGTACCATCCCAAACGTCCTTTGTCAATCCCCCTATCGCTTCGCACTGACGCAACAGCGCACAACGCACAACGCACCGACGGCACAGCGCACTGTGTCACTGGCTATGGATGACCCAGAGACAAAAAGAAAAAGCGTCGTCGCTCGATGGAGGTTACTAATTGCTAATTAGAAGGGGGTCTGGGGGGAGGTGATGCCCCAAGTCGGAACAGGGCTTGACGGTGGCCCCTCCGCATGGTACAATGAGGGATGGATGATGGAGCGAAACTATACCTGCTAAACCTAGAGCTCGACAATACAGATCCGGACGGGCCTAATCGGAACAAGCGCAGGAAGTTAAACAGGGAAAGGGGGAGGATCTTATGTCGTTTGGGGGGTAAAGACCCCATGCATTTCGCAACGGGCCGACTCGGGTGCACTGCCCCAGAAGGTCCGGAGCGGAACCGGTATCTAATGAAGAAGACCACAATTAAACTGTTAACTTTATTGGAGGCAAAATGAAAAAGGGAAAGTTCAACATCGTAATTGGAGCCCAAGCTGGCTCTGAAAGTAAGGGTAAACTTAGTGGATGGCTTTGTGACAAGGAAACACCGGATGCACTGGTGATGGCTGCTAGTCCCAATGCCGGGCACACTGTTATTACCCCAGAGGGGGAAAAGAAGGTAAGCTACCACTTGCCGATAGGTTCTGTAATGTGCAATGCTCCTATTTACCTTGGGCCTACCAGTGTAATCAACTTGGGTAATTTGGCAGTGGAGATTTCCACTTTGGGGATTGACCCTGCCCGGATCACCATAGATCCCAGGGCCGCTATTATCCACAAACACCATATTTACCTCGAACACAACAACAAACTAAGCGATATGGGGTCCACGCTGCAGGGGATCGGGGAATGCCGTATCCACAAGTTGCGCCGAAACGACAAGTCTCTGGCCGTATACCACGACAAGAGGGTAATTGAAACAAAGTTGGGGGTGCGCATTGCCTCCACGTCTCCCATCATCAACAATATGATGCGGGAAGGGGGTACTGTCCTTTGTGAATCCACTCAGGGCTTTGACCTAGACTTGGAACACGGCATCGACCCTATCTACTGTACCACCAAGATGATCAACCCAGCAATGTGCATGGCCGAAGCTGGGGTATCTCCTGCCTTTATAGGTGATGTTTATGGTGTACTCCGGCCCTATCCAATCAGGGTGAACAATCGAACCGGAACTTCTGGCCCTATACTGGATCCACCGAGATTACATGGCCTATTGTCGCTGATCGTTGCGGGCACCCCAACCCAGAGGAACTGCAGGAAATTACCACCACCACCAAACTACCCCGCCGAGTCTTCGAGTTTTCCGATGTCCGTTTCGAGCATTTCATGTCTATCTGTCAACCCACTTCCTTATGTGTACAGTTCGCCAACTACATCGATTGGACTGCCTATGGTGTTAGGACCTTTGCTGATTTGCCTTCTCCTGTGGTTGATTGGGTAAAGGATCTGCAGAGGCGATATGGTGTCCCGGTCGACTTTATAGGTACTGGCCCCCAGCACATGGATATGGTAGTGGTACCGGGGGAGGAAGCGCAATGATGAATAGTGAAAGGCCCGACATAATGGATGGAGCAGAAGACCCCCGTACGGACCCGCTATATGATGGTGTAGGAGGTTATATACCCTTTGCGTACCATCTGCTACCGGTCAGGGCACTGGCAAAGGCTGCAGCGGTAATGAGGACCGGGGAAAGATCCGGGAGGGAGCCGGAAGGATGGCGCGCCATACCAATAGAGGAGCAAATAAATCACGCCATTTCCCATTTGCTGGCCTATCTTACCGGTCGACACTCGGAGCACCATTTGGCCAATGCGTGTTGCCGGGTAATGATGGCTCTCGACATGGACACCTTGGAGGTACTGCCCAACCCCCTGATTGAGCCGGTGAACCAAGATGAGCCTCCCCCAGAAGATGAGTGGATGGAGGCCCCTCCGGACGAGTATGGAGATGGGTGCTCCTAATGTTTCCCTAGCCTCCCCTTGCCCCAAAACAGCTCGGGGGACCCTCGGTGTGTGCCGGTGGTCCCCCGTTTTTCTCGTTGCTCCCTTGCTCCCCGTCACAATACTCCCAACCCAATTAGGGTAAAGAAAATGACAGAGTAGAGGAGGAGTGGCCATATCCGAGACTTTCCCCCCAAATAGAATATACCCCCGAATAAAACCAGTCTAATCCAAAACATCATTGGCCCCCCTTTTATAAGCTCCAGCTCCATGGTGTACCTCCCCTCTATGCTCCCTTAAACTCCACATACTCGGTGGACCAGCTCTTAGTGCTGCCCTCAATAATGGTATCAATGTCCTCTATGTCGACCCCGGCAATCAGCATGTTCTCTCGGAGTAGTGATGGGTTGATGCTGCTACCCTTGCTGACCTTGGCCCGTACGGTCCCAACTCCGGCAAACTCGTATGTTTTGAGGTCGTATGCTGACATGAGTGGTAGTATGGTGGCCTTGGCTTCTGCCTCTATGGCCTTGGCTTCTGTCGATAGGGCTTTGGCCCTTGCCCTCATGGTGATTGCAGCTTCCAATTTCTTTCGGATCTTGGATGATAACATGGTGTGTCCTCCGTCTATTGGTTGATGTCTACCTCTTGCCCTCGCTATTTCCCCCCAACTATCGTTTGTAGCTCCCTTTCCAGTTCTACCCTCCTGGCCTTTTGTGCCTCCCGGTACGCTCTCTTCTTGTCTAGTTTAATCCGGGTGCGGCTGGCGGAGTGTACGTCCTCCATGGTGTACCACTCCAGTTTGTCTATTAGAGTGGAAACCGACTTGCGAAAGGCAGCCTTGGCCCTGGCCGGGGTAATTCCCGACTTGGGGCAGTAACCACATATAAGCAATCGGTTAACAGCCTGTTCTGGCAGTTGAAAGATGGACTGCTCACCGCTGTCAACGGCCTTTATTGCGCTAATGGCAAGATCGACGTTGGAGCGGCAAGCAACCTCTGTCATGTAACACTTGAAAGGTTCGCAGTACATTACTCTGTCGGATCCAGATTTACAGTCTTGGCCGCACGCTTGGCCTTGGCAGCCGCAATCTTGGCTTTCAGATCGGTTTTGGGTCGGGCCTTGGCCTTGGGTTGGGCCTTGGGTTGGGCTTTGGGTGCGTTTTTTTCCGTCACCGGGACCTTCTTCCCCGCCTTGGCCTTGGCCTTGGGAGCAGCCTTGTGCCGCTCAATTCGGGCCTTTTCCTGTTTTTCCTTCCGGAGCACGGCCTTGGCAGCCTTCACTTCCTCCTTTACGTTGGCTTCCCGAACATCTATCCATTCACTGAGGCCGGTAATTCCCTGCTTCACGTCGTACACGGTGCCCGCAGCTTGGCGCAGGTCGTATAATGTTAGGGAGTGTTGGGTTGGGCTCAGGGCGTTGCCAGCTCGGCGCACCATACGCAGGGTCAGATCAACCAGGAACGGGAAGTCGTACCCGGTAAAGGGCTCCCCAATAGCATGAAAGGTGATAGCTCCGGCGGTGTCGTCCCAATCCAAGGGGTGTGTACCTTTGGAGTTCGGCGGGATCACAATACCGATCTTGGCAAGGGCCGTCACTGATCGGTTTACAAGTCCCCCAAACGACTTGAGGCCTTCAACGGTCAGGATGATGGCGGTGAAGTCCAACCCGTTAGCTTTCAGTGCCCCAACTTCCTTGGCAATCTCGGCATTGTCAATGGTGATACCCTCTGGGGCCTTAATCGTCAGTTTGGTCTTGGTCTTCATATGCTTGGTCTGCAGGATTGACAGGCTCTTTACTTCGTTAGTTTCCGTGGTGTCGGCGGTAATCATTGCTTTCATGGTGTATCCTCCTGTGTGGGCCTCCGTGGGCCTCCGTTAGGTGTTGTGGGGAGGGGCAGCCACATTGGCCCCCTCCCCCTGTCCGGTGTTACTTGCCTGTGTTACTTGCCTGTGTCAGGGTAGCGGTACACGTTGAGCCCAACAAACACATCCCCCTCCGGCTTGTTTCCCTGTGTCGTGGCAACCACAATAGTCTTCTCACTCTTGGAAGGTCCAAAGTCCTTATTGGTGTCGACCGTTATGGTCATGATTCCCTTGGCGTTTACTTTGATGTCTACATTCTTCATGGTGTCCTCCGTCTGGTGGTTATGGCCGGTGTCGGCCTTTGTACCGTTATGGCATGTCCTCTGGGCTTGGCTCTGTAGTAGATACTAGGTGCAGGTCCACTTCCGTTACGTAATCATAATCCCACAATCCGTGCTTTACCGGCACCTTCACCCGCTCCGGCTCCCTTTTCCACGTCTTGGGCTTCCCCGTTACCCTCCACCGTTGCGCTGTGCCGTCGGCATTGGTGTTTCGCAAGTGGTACAGCGTTTGCCCTACCTGCAGGGCCTTTGCTCTCTCCAATGTCATCATCCGGTCCCCCCTTCCTCTAATACCTGTGTGATGGTGTACGTGGGTTTGGGCACAATAACACCCGAATCGAACACCCCCCTTCGATCAAGGACCTCATACTGCCTCTTCACCCATGCCCTTGCCCCCTCTGAGGTCTTATGTCCCCGCTCAGAAATCAATGATTGCTGCCCGTGTCTGTGCCTTACTACTACCCACATACTGTGCCTCCTCCAATCTATCTCCCATTATAACACACTATTGTCCCCTTGTCAACCCCTCCCCGCTTGGGTGCTGCTCCCCTCCTATTACAGGGGACAGCACCCGCACGCACGTTCCTTCGATTCGGGTCCTACTGCTCCGGCAATACTGGCGAATATAACCACACTATCCTGAGTCGGTATGTTCCCCCGTCGTATTTCCTCCCATTGTCGGACCACTGCAGGTCCTTGCACTCGTGA